CGTTGAACAGCGGTAAAGTAGCACAGGTTCCAATCTGGGGTCAAGGAACTGCCCAATTGATCACTGATGAAGCAGCCGCTACAGCAATCAATACCACATCAACTCAAGCCCTAATCACGTTGGCAGAACACGTGTATTACAGCCAAGTTACTGATCAACTTCGTAATAGTGCTTATAACGATGTTATGAGCCAGTTGGCAGAAGTTAGTGGTCGTGCTATTGGTGAAAGTTTTGATACAGACGCTTTTAGCAAGTTTGGTAGTTTCTCTACTGATATTGGATCAACCACAACAGAACTTACCGTTAATTTGATCCTACAGGCCGCAGCCACATTGCGTAGCCGTAAAGTTATGGGACCATATTTTGCTGTTGTCCATCCAGCACAGGCCTATAACCTTAAGAAGCAATTGACCACAACCTTACCTTATAGTGGAGCCACTGCTGGCACACAATTAGGTGCCTTAAGTGATGTTGGTAATTCGGCATTGATCACTGGGTTCGTTGGCAGCATTGCTGGCGTTACTATCTATGAAAGTGCTATGGTCGCCTCAATTACAACTGGTGGTGCCACAGCCTATCGTGGCGGTATATTTGCCAAAACTGGTCTTGGTATTGCTCAACGTGGTGGATTGAATCTTCAGACTCTATATCTACCACAACAGCGTGCCACAGATATGGTGGTCACAGCAGTGGCTGGTGCCAGTGTTCTTCAGAGCACACACGGCGTTGCTATCACAGCAGACGGCATTATTAACTAATTTGTGTGATCGGGTAATTTAAGGAACTATAATGGCAATATTCCCAAATTGGATTTATGATGCGACTGGAGTAATAGGTTTTGCCGATTATCCAGCAGTCCAGGCTGCTGACCAGAGAGTATTTGAAGCCAATGAGGGCCTAACAGAAGATGTGATTGAAGATCTTACAATTAGGAGCACACAGAGAATCCTCTACCAGATTGGCAACTCCGACTGGTGGAGGACCTATTATGTGCGAATGAGTGGTGGAAATTATCTGCCCAATACCAGTTTAGGACTTCTGCCTATTCCCAATCCAAATCCAAATAAAATCATTGAACGCACGGCGGATTTTACTGACTTATGTGTTTATTACGCATTGAGTTATTATATCTACCCAAAGATTGCTGACTTCAACAATCAAGAAAATGCGGAACGAGTCAAGATAGGCTTCTTTAATGAAAAGTATCGTAGCCTATTCCAAGAGTTGTTAGATGATGGTAGTTGGTATGATTGGGCTGGTGAGGGTTTTGTTAGCGATGCGGAAAAAATGCCTGTGAGATCAAATGTTATTAGAGTTAGATAATGAGAACTGAATTGTTATCAGCAATTACCACAGCGACCAGCACACTTACCCAGTTTGCTGTTAGCCAGGAATTGCCTTGGGAACAAAATGGTGTGCCTCTTTATCGCAAAAATATGAAGCGAATATATGTGAGTCCAGATGTGCTGACACAATCGGCATTGATTCCCACATTAGATCACGCAAATGTTTTACAAAATAGCACGGTCAATCAAGTGTTTGTCAGTGTTGATGCCAAAAATAATCCCAGTCAATTACCAGAATTAATTACGCAAATCTTATCTTGTAGAGACAAGACTGGTGTGGTTAATTTCATCACAGAAGCAGATTATACACAGGAACGATCAGAAGATGTGCTAACCTTAACTTTTGAGTTTAGGTTAAATGCCATAACAACATAAAGGAAATAAAGATGGCTTATTATAATACAAGTCCCGCAAATACTCGTGCCATTCTACAGATTAGCACTGGAACCACAGCAATCGCCAGCACTGCCACAGGATATGTAGTGCCCGCAGTCCAAAATATTACGGTTAATAATAACGTAAATATTTTCAATTGGCAACAATTGGATTCGTTTAGTCAGTTTAGTTTGCCAACTCCAGCCAATAACAGCATTGCTGCCAATTTGGTTGTTGATACTGGCACTTATTTTGTATCAACCGTGGGCACATCAGGAGTCCCAGGTCTTAATGCGTTGAGCAATGGGGCCACATTAATCCAATTCCGCGTTTATTTTAATGGACTCGGCACTGGAGCCAGATATGTTGGTGGTCAAGGCTATATTACAGCGTTGGCACCAACCGTTAATCCCACAGCACCAGTTTGGGTAACACCAATTACCATTGCTGTTGATGGTGATTTGACTGCTGGCGTCGTTTAATCTCCAGTAGGCAAGGCTGGATTAGATCAGGGCTCTTTGTGAGCCCTTTTCTATGGCCGCAATAAATACAAGGCAAGATTAGGAGATCCTATGCGATTGGAAGATTATACCAATATCGAACTTATAGACAGCACCGTGGCTGAAATAGCCAAAAGCCTTAATGAATTACGTTGTTTGTTAGGCGATGCTGACAAAGTATCTGCCAGGCTTAAATTTGCCTTGGCCACATTACATATTATTAGAGATAAAGAGGAAACAAGATGAAAGATATTAAAGAATTTGCTCGCAAGCCAGAATTAATTCGTATTGAATTAGATGCGGAAGATGTCGTCGCAGAATTTGGTGATACGGTGGTATTTTATATGAAAGATTATGTAGATGTTAGCACATATTTTGACTTTTATCGTAGTCAAACAGATAATCCAGGCGGATTAAATTTGGTATTGAAAAAATTAGTTCTCAATGCGGAAGGACAACCTGTTATGGGCGATGACCAAGCATTACCAGCCACCTTGGCAATTGGAGCGTTGAGTAAAATCAGCGAACATTTGGGAAAGTCAAGAACCAAGTCGTTGATGAGCGAGACTGGGAATCCGCCTGTTTAATTACTATAGGACATCTTGCTAAAATGTATAATCAATTGCCCAGCACCGTGTTAAGAGATGCTACGACATTTGATTTAATGGTAGTGGATGTTTATACGACTTGGGAAAAACATAAGCGTAATCCCGAAGATAATGATTTGTATGATCCCAATGACTTACAAGCCATTATGGATACCGTAAGGAGTTAGTATGGCATTAAAGGGCAGTTTAAGATTGGAGTTGATCGCTAAAAATATTACCAGTGAGAAACTTGTTGATGTAGGGTATCCTGTATTTGTGGCACATACCACTAAAAGATCTGGTAATGCCCGTAGCCATACTAAAAAAGGCCAGGATGAGATTCGTGCTGAATATCCTTACGCAAAAAAGTTAGATGCGGGTTATAGTAAAGAAAATCCAGCAGGTATGACCAAACCAACCGTTGATGCTATTAGAAAGTATATTAACATTACATTAGGAAAATAATATGGCCAGTCTCATTGATCAATATACCATGGCTATCAATGTGTCGGGAACGGCACAGATAACGCAAACCAATGCTGCGTTGGATCAACTTCAGGCCAATCTTAATGGCACCAGTCAAGCAGCCACTGGATTAGGCGGTAATGCTCGCAACGTGGCATTTCAGGTCCAGGATATGGCAGTCCAGATTGCTGGTGGCACCAATGCTTTTGTGGCCATGGGACAACAGATTCCGCAGTTGTTAGGTGGGTTTGGTGTAATGGGTGCTGTGATTGGTGCTGTGGCTGCTATCGCTATTCCGTTATTACAAGCAGGCTTAAAAGCCGCTGGCGTGGATATGCGTAATTTAGATGAGATCAATAAAGATTTATCTGCCTCTACTAAAAATTATGAGGAGGCTGTTAAGCAAAATGGAGCCAGTTTAGATTTATTAAAATACCAGTTTGGCGATTTAGCAGTAGAGGCTAAAAAGTTTTATGATTTACAACAAGAAAATACAAAAATAAAAGCAGGATTTGAGTTAGGTGCGGCTATTGGTGAGGCCAGAAATCAATATGGATATTTGAGTAGTGAAATAGTAAAAAGTAGAACGGAAGGCACAAAATTAGTTGAGACATTTGGAAATTTAGGAGCAGCAACTCCATCGGATATATTTAAAAATTGGCGATTGGGTTTGACTGCTGATCAAGCCGTTGTATTAGGCGATAAGATAAAGCAATTAGATCAAAATGCCCCAGAAAAAAATGCTGTTGTAATACGAGAAATTGATGAGTATTTAAAATCTGCTGGATTAAGCACAGAAAATTTACAAAAAGCAATGGAAAAGATTATATTCCCATTGACAGAAGTAAATGCTAACTCATTAAAATTAGAAAAAGATTTAGATGCTGCTGCCAAAAAAGCCACAGATTTTAATGCTGCCTTATTAGGTAAGCAAGCAGGTAGTATTCCAGGTATTGCTGCTGCCCGTAGAGCCAATGATCAAATTTCTGCTGCTCGTATGGAAGCAGCACAAAAGATATCTGAATTTGAATCGCAATTAGGACAAAAAGACGATAAAGATCGTGTTGATAGAAGTAAAGAGTTGGCCGCATTTGCCGCCAAGACCAATGCTGAAGCCGCAGCAAAAGCCAAGGATTTTCAAAAATCACAGGCCGATGCTTATAGAAGTGCTGAATTAAGTAATGATGCCAAAAGTCGCCAAATTGATTTAGAATCGCAAATATTGGATATACAAGACAAGGGTAGAAGCGATTATCAATATAATGTTAAATTTAATGAGGATATAGCCAGAAGTTCTAAAGAATATGCTGATAGTGTAATCAATATCAATGAGCAACGCCGTAAAAATCTCATTACTGAAGATCAAATGAATAAGTTGATTGGTCAAGGTGCGGCAATATATGATATGGCCGCAGCACGAGCAGAAAAGGAAAGACAAAAGCGTATTTCTGATGCTCAAAATACGCAAAGAATAAAAAATATTCGTGATGAGTTAGATACGGTAGATGAGACCAATCGTGTGTTAGGGGTAATCGAACAAAAAAGAGACGCGGCTGTAAAGACTATTAGTGCGGAAATAGAAACACAGAAAAAAGGCAATGATACCGCAGAAGAAAGATATAGTTTAGAACAAAGTTTATTAGCATCCAAACAAGTAAATCGAGATTTTGATCTTAAAATGTTTGACATTGATAAGAAACGAGCCGCCGAAATAGAAAGAATAAATCGTATGGAAGGCCTAACACAAGAAGATAGGAACCAGTTGAGAACTCGTGCGGCAGAAGAAGCACAACGGGCTATGGATCGTGCTCGTCAGCAAAGAGATGATACCAAAAAGAATCAAGCGGATTTTATGTTGGGGTGGGATATAGCATTTACTCAATATTCTGAAAGTGCCAAAAATGCCAATGCTCAAGCCGGCCAATATTTTGCCACATTTACCAAAGGATTTGAGGATGCTATTGTAAAGTTTGTTAGAACTGGTAAGTTGAGTTTTACAGATTTAGCCAATAGTATTATAGAACAATTTGTAAGAATACAAGTTCAACAAGCATTAACCGCAGCAATGACACCAAGTGGTGGGTCAGTCAGTGTTGGATCATTGATTACCAGTGGATTTAGTGCGTTGGGAGGATTGTTAGGGTTTAAGGCAGAGGGTGGCCCAGTTGGAGCCAATCAACCGTATATAGTTGGTGAGAAAGGACCAGAGTTGTTTATTCCGCAAAGTGCTGGTAGTATTGTGCCCAATAGTGTTATGGGATCAAATGGTAATGTAGGCACCACTATTGTAAATTATAATATTTCGGCTGTGGATGCCAGTAGTTTCAGAAGTTTGGTAGCCAGAGACCCCAGTTTCATATATGCGGTGACAGAACAAGGTCGTCGTAGTCAGCCATCAAGGAGGTTAGCAGCGTGAGTGCCTTACAAACCATCATAGATAGTGCCACTAAAATAGAAATAGATCGCCGTAGGATTGTTGGTCAAAGTGTTAGTCGTAGCCAAAGATTACGCACAGCAGAGCGGACCAGTTCTCAACCTTGGATGATGAGTATTACTCCCAAGCCGGCTTGGACCTATAGCACCAATAGAGAGTTAATAGAGGGAATTAGTTATATTGACCGATCAAGAGAAACACAGATTAATTTGGCCAATAATCCCAATCTTGCTTATCTCACTGCTTATCAAGGTGATATGACTGCTGGTCAAATAACTGCTGTGCGTGTTACTGCCACCAGCACTGCCACTATAACTTTGGATGTGTTGCCCAGTATAGATAGCACTGCTTATTTGTTTCGGTCTGGTGATTTTATACAACCTCAATATAGCCGTTATCCTTATACCGTAGTTGATAGTGTTCAACGTGGATTGGGCAGCACCGTGGTTATTAATCTTAATAGACCTATTATTACCAGTGAGAATTTAACATTGACAGGATCAGGAGTCCTGGTGGGTAATAGTTGTAGTTGGCGTATGATTGTTGGATCATTGCCTACAATACAAATGACCATAAGAGATAGATTTGAGTGGTCAGGTGATTTCAAGTTAATGGAAAAAGTAATATGACTATTTCTGTTGCTGTTACTGCCACTTCAATAACTCACGGATTATTGATTGATTTAACCGTAAATGGTAATAATTTCTATATTGCCAACACTTATAGTCCTATAACCTATAATGGTAATACCTATAGTGCTGTTGGGCATTTTTTGGGAATTACCGATATACAAAATGATTTGCGAGCAACCAATAATAGCCTAACCGTGACATTAAGTGGTATTCCCAGTCAAGGTGGTGAGACAGAACCCAATTGGGTTGGTGTGGTTTTGACCAGTAAAATCAAAGGCAGCAGAATAGCCATAAGGCGAGTATTTTTTGATCAGAATACCCGGGCTATATTACCAGGGCAAGTTTATTTGCGGTTCCGCGGTTATGTTAATAATTTCAGTTTGGCAGACAGCATAGA